AGCAAATAGTCAGGTTGCTTTAGGCGGCTCTGGGTACACCGTAAGAATATCAGGTGCATATAACTTGCCTACATCTGATGGCACTAACGGACAAGTATTAACCACAAACGGATCAGGTTCTGTCACGTTTGCAGATGCTGGCGGCGGTGGTGGTGCTGACCTCTATATTGCTAATCCTGTAAGCGCCACTGACCCAACGGCGGGGGGTGATAATGCCGTGGGTATTGGTGATGGGGCAGATGCTACAGGCAATGATAGTATTGCCATTGGTACAGACACTATTGCTGGTTTAGAGAGTGTGGCTATTGGATATAATGCTGCTAGTGGTACTACCACAGGTTCACGCAATACTTCGATTGGTAGATCTGCTGCTATATATCTGACAACGGGCAGCAACAATACTGCTGTTGGCCGTAGTGCATTACAGGGTTCAAACCTAGACAAAGTTACTGGCAGCGATAATACTGCTGTAGGTAACGGTGCAGGATCTAAAAATGCAGGCGGTAATAATAATACATATCTTGGTACAAATGCTGGTAATGCTATTACTTCAGGCAGTAGTAATACATTTATTGGATATAATGCTGATGGGGCAGCAACGACAAGTCAACAGACAGCATTAGGTTATCAAGCAGAAACCGCTGGTACAGGTGCTACAGCTATTAATAATTCATACGCTTCAGGAACCGACAGCTTTGCAGCCGCCATTGCAACCAATAGCAGCAGCTACGGCGCTAGTGGTTCTAACAGTATTGCGGGCGGTGATTACAACAAGGCTACTGCAACTGATAGTTTATGTTGGGGTGGCGATAGTAATGTGGCGCAGAGCGGCGCAAAATCTGCTGTAGTTGGTGGATGGCAAAACAATTGTAGTGGGGCTTATTCATTTATTAGCGGAGGCCGAGGTAACAAGATTACAAGCGGCAGTTATTCTAGGGCTGGTGGGCTTCAAGCTAATGTAAATGGAACAGGTATAGACACATGGTCATCAGGACGGTTTAGCTCTGATGGTGATGCTCAAACATCTAAAAGAGTTTTAATAGCAAATACAACGGATGCTACCGCCACTGTTTTAGGGACACAAAACATCAACAGCCTTGCTGCTAACCAAGTGACATTACCAAACAACTCAGCATTCTTTTTTAGCGGTACGTGCATTGCAAGGGAGCAAGCAGCAGACGGTACTGACGTAGGTGCTTGGGAGTTTAAAGGTGCTATTCGTAGAGAGGCTAACGCAGGTACAACAACCTTAATTAAATCAACTATAGATGACTTTAATGTGCCTACTGGGTGGGCTTTGGCTTTATCTGCGGATACAACTAACGGCTGCTTAAAAATCCAAGCAACGGGCGTAGCGGCGACAGATATTCGTTGGGTTGCAACCGTACAAACAAGCGAGGTTATATACGCATAATGGGCGCTATTAATATAAAACATACGGGCAGCGGCTCAGATATAGCACTTAGCTCTGATGGTACTAACCTACTTCTAGATGGTACAGCTATTGGCGGGGGCGGTGGTGGTGGTGCTAGTGCTATGTCAATCGCCATTAAGACAGCCGACTATACAGTTGTTTCTGGTGACCTTGGCAAAATTATTAAGTATGCAGGTGCAGGATCAGACAGAACTGTTACACTTACGGCAGGGGCATCTCTTGGAGATGGGTTTTATGTCACCATATCTAATGCAAACACTGGCGCAGACGAGCGAGTAGTTATCGACGCTAATGGCATTGAAAAGTTTGGGTGGAGCAACGGACCACAAACAATTACATTATCTCGTGGCGAGTTAGTTAAAATTATATGGGATAATACAAGTGGTCGTTGGATCATTGGTGAGGGTGGATTTAATCTAGCTATACGTTCTGACATCAACCCTTCTACAAGTACGGCTGTAGGTGATGGTACAAACTCAGGAATCGCACTAGGATACAACGCTCAAAGCGCAGGTTCCCAAGCTATTGCTCTAGGCAGGGCATACGCTTCAGGAACCGACAGCTTTGCAGCAAACATCTCAAGTAATTCATCTAGCTATGGTGCTAGTGGTTCTGGGGCCGCTGCAATAATGAATTGGGCAAAAGCAACTGGCTCTAACAGTGGTGCATTTGGGTTTGGGGCAAACGCTACTAATTGGGGGGCACATGCCCTTGGCGCTCAAACATTTGCCACTGGAGATTCTTCTGTTTCTCTTGGTCGTAACTCTTTAGCTTCTGCAACGTATTCAATTTGTATTGGGAACGCTGGTCAGAACAATATCGAGTCATCTATTAAGTTTTCTGGCAGTCAGCATGCCAATCAGGGTGATGCTCAAATTGGCTTATATCCATTGATGGCTGATACAACTGATGCCACTGCCACTGCAATGGTTACAAATCACGCAACCCGCCCGGGTGCGAGTACTGTTAATCAAATTGTTCTGCCCAACAACAGTGCTTACGCTTTTCACGGCACTATCGTAGCTCGTCAAAAAGCAGGTGATGGTACAGCTTGTGCAGCATGGAAGATAGAAGGACTAATTCGTAGGGAAGCTAATGCTGGCACAACTGTATTAGTAAACTCAGCCACTACTGTCTTAGACAACACACCGTCTTGGGGCATGGCTTTATCCGCTGACACAACTAACGGTTGCTTAAAAATACAAGTAACTGGTGCAGCATCAACCAATATCAGATGGACTACTAGCATTACCACATCTGAACTAACTTACGCCTAAAAGGAGATACCAAATGGCTATTCAACATAATATCGCAGAAGGTGCCTCTCAGTATGGCATAGCCTTCAATAACGCATACTACCGCATCGTGACAGCGGCTGTATCACGCCAACGTGGAACTGATCCAAAGTTCATGGTGATGATTGACTTGAGTGCATATGCTACAGCAACGCCTGATGATGATACCCGTGAGGTAGACTTTAAGCGCTATAACGCAAACCTTACGGACATCGAAGCTGCATCTGGCTCTACATTCTTGGACAAGGGCTATTCTTGGGTAATGGCTCAGTCTGACATGTCAGGATCTACTGCCGTTTAAGGAGTAATACATGCTAGGTTTCAGCCCACTAGCGTCTGCCCCACTAGCGGATACTGGGGCTGTTGCAGGAGTAACTTTACAGGGTAGCTCTTCTTTAGTTGCGTCGAGCACCCTTTCTTCTGTAGGTACAGTAAAAACTTTTGGATCTGCAAGTCTAGCTTCCACAAGTAGTAAACTATCTGTAGCCTTTAAAAAACTAAATGGTAATTCAAACTTAGTTGCTTCAAGCACTATATCTTTTGACCCATTAGTAAAAAGAAATGCAGCAGCTAATTTAATTAGTTCGAGTAGTTTACAAGCAGAAGCTGTTCATAAAAAACTTGCTAGTAGTTCTTTAACTGCGTCATCTGCTTTAAGTTCTTCTGCTAGTAAAACTATTAATGCTAGTTTTACAGGGGTAAGTTCGACTAGCTTACTGTCATCAGCTACTGTTCAAGTTTTTGGCAGTGAGATGTACATTAATCAAAACGGTACGTGGGTTCTTGTTCAGGCAGCTTATGCAAACGACAATAGTTCTTGGGTCGAACCTCTTGCTATTTACTACAAGGACGGTTCTAACTGGAGACGAGTTCTGTAATGTCAACACTTATTGATATTCGTACAGCGGCTGAGAGTGACTTAGTTACATTTATTAAACTTGTGGCACCTGAACAAGTCTTAGGTCAGTGTCATGAGGACGTCTGTAACTGGTGGACAAGACCTGATTATAAGAGCCATCAGCTTCTTTTGTTTCCCCGTGACCACGGAAAATCAAGATTAATTGCGTTTCGTGTCGCTTGGGAGTTGACAAAGAACCCAACATTGCGTATACTATACATATCGGCTACAGCCAATTTAGCTGAGAAACAATTAGGATTTGTCAAGGGTATTCTAACATCTGCGATCTATCGTCGCTACTGGCCTGAGCATGTTAATGCTGATGAAGGTAAACGGATTAGATGGACTAACTCAGAGATTTCTTTAGATCACCCTGCACGTAAGAAAGAGAATGTTCGTGACCCTTCTGTATTTACTGGTGGCCTCACTACTTCCCTTACTGGAATGCACTGCGACATTGCGGTATTGGATGATGTGGTTGTTTATGAGAATGCCTATACAGGAGAGGGTCGCAATAAGGTAAAAAGCCAGTACTCTCTGTTGTCATCTATTGAAGGTGCTGAAGCTCGTGAATGGGTAGTAGGTACAAGGTATCACCCAGCAGATCTTTACAATGATCTACTTCAGATGACAGAGGATCTGTACACTGATCAGGGTGAAAAGACAGGTGAAGAAAATATCTATGAGGTATTTGAGAAACCAGTAGAAGCAAGAGGGGATGGAACAGGGGAGTTCCTTTGGCCTCGTAGCCAACGTAAAGACGGTAAGTGGTTTGGCTTTGACATGAAGATCCTTTCTAAGAAGAGAGGCCAGTACTTAGACAAAGGGCAGTTCAGAGCACAGTATTACAACGATCCATCTGATCCTGACAATGTTCCTGTAAGTCCAGACAAGTTTCAGTACTATGAACGCAAGCATATCCGTGAAGAAAACGGTTATATGTATTACAGAAATAACCGACTAAATGTATTTGCAGCAGTTGACTTTGCATTTAGTTTAAACAAACGTGCTGACTATACAGCAATAGTAGTGGTAGGAATAGATGCAGACAACAACATCTACGTCTTGGACATCGATAGATTCAGGACTGACCGAATCTCTGATTACTTCGAGCACATCTTACACTTGTCCAACAAGTGGTCCTTTAGAAAACTCAGAGCAGAAACAACCGTTGCACAAATGGCAATCGTCAAACAACTCAAAGAACTTATCAAGCAACATGGACTAGCCATTAGTATAGATGAGTTTAGACCTAATAAAAGTCAAGGTAATAAACAAGAACGTATCTCATCTATCTTAGAGCCTAGGTATGATAACATGAGCATATGGCACTACCGTGGGGGTAATGTTCAAATACTAGAAGAAGAACTATCTTCACGTAATCCACCACACGATGATGTAATAGATGCTCTTGCTTCAGTAGTAGACATGGCTGTTAAACCAGCTAGGAATGCAAGAAGAGCTAACAACAGTAATAATATTGTGTGGGCAAATAATAAATTTAGGGGTAGTCGTTAATGGCTGGCGAAACATTAGACTTAGACAACATCATTAGTCCTGACAACATGGCTGTTCAGATCTCTGAACGGTGGGTTGAATGGTCTACTCTGCGTGATAAAAAGGTTGAGGAGTGGAAAGAACTCCGAAACTACTTATACGCTACGGATACTACGACAACTAAGAATGCCATGCTTCCTTGGTCTAACAGTACCACTACCCCCAAGCTAACTCAAATCATGGATAATCTCCATGCTAATTACTTCTCAACCTTATTCCCTCAGAAGACATGGTTTAAGTTTGAGGCTAAAACTCGTGAAGATAACATAAAGGTAAAACGTGATGCTATTCAATCTTACATGGAAAACAAACTGGCCCAATCTGATTTTGTCAACATTTCCTCAGATCTGTTATACGACTACATTCAATATGGGAACTGCTTCGCCACAGTCACATGGGAAGAAAACTACCAAAGTAAAAAAGACGACAGCCTCGTAGTAAACTATATCGGGCCTAAGCTGGTTCGTATCTCACCCTTTGATCTATGCTTTAATCCAACAGCATCTTCATTTGAAAAATCTCCTAAGATTATTAAGTCAATTAAAACTTTAGGTGAAGTTCGTAAGATGATTGAGTCAGACCCTAGCAAGGAGTACATGCAAGGGGTTTTCCAAAAGATGGTAAATGCTAGGGCTTCTGTCAAAGGTTCAGAAGAACAAGCTAAGTCTAACGCCTACCTTGCTGATGGGTTCTCATCTATTCAGCAATACTACGAATCAAACTATGTAGAAATCCTTACTTTCTATGGAGACTTCTACGATAGTCTGACAGATACTCTTTATGAAGATCGTATCATTACAATTGTAGACAGAGCCTATGTTTTAGATAATCAAGAGAACCCTAGCTATCTTGGTCATGCTCCTATCTTTCATGCAGGGTGGCGTCCTCGTCCTGACAACCTATATGCTATGGGTCCACTAGACAATCTTGTCGGTATGCAGTACCGTATTGACCACCTAGAAAACCTAAAGGCTGACGTATTCGATCAGATCGCTTACCCTATTATTAAAATCAGGGGTGACGTAGAAGACTTTGACTTCGCACCTGCTACCCGTATATACATGGGAGAAGAGGGTGACGTAGGTTACTTAGCCCCTGATGTAACAGCTTTGAACGCTGACCTGCAAATTAGGGCACTAGAGGACAAGATGGAAGAGATGGCTGGTGCACCCCGTCAAGCTATGGGAATACGTACAGCAGGGGAGAAGACAGCCTTTGAGGTGCAAACCCTACAGAATGCATCCTCACGCATCTTCGAGCATAAGACAGCACACTTTGAAAGAGTATTCTTGGAGCCTATCTTGAATGCGATGTTTGAAGTATCAAGACGTCGAATGAATATAGCTGACACAGTTCGTGTGTTCGACAGTGCAGCTAATGCTATTATCTTTAGAACTATAACTAAAGATGATATTACAGCTAATGGTAAGATCGTAGCTATGGGTGCTAGACACTTCGCTGAACGTGCACGTAGAGTACAGAGCCTTACCCAGCTTTATCAATTAAAACTACAAGACCCAACAGTTGCAGCCCACATGTCAGGCAAAGAGTTTGCCCGTATACTCGCAGAAGAGTTAGGCGAAATGACATTGTTCGGGGAGAATAT